ACCAATAGCAAGATATGCACCAGAAGCATTTACAGATGCAGTAACAACAGACCAAACGGGTGGCCCGCCACCAAGTCCTGTTTGAAGTTCATCAATAAACGAAGAGGTGGTCTTGATCTCTGATATCTCTCCGAACGTCTGTTTTGCAGCACGCAAAAAGTAAGAAGAAGACACGGAAGAGAAGATTTCGTCCGCTCTTTGCCTTCCAAAAGAGATGTTCCAGACGCCTCCATCAAACAAGTCAACAGGAAGCGTCAGGTCGGTGGTGTTGGAAACAAACTGGTTTGGACACAGAGCAAGCCTGAGAACTCCGTTCTGGGTTGTCAGAAGGTTGGCAACAAGAAAGTTGCCAAGATTTCCTGTTGTCTCAAGACGAACCAAGCTCTGGGTGACACTGTTCAAAGCACTTCCAGAAGGGAACCTATAGGTTCCTTCAAAGGTCCAAGAACCACTTGTGAACAACCCATCACTAGGGTTGATGTCAATGCCATTCAAGAAGGTCGAACCAGGAGGAAACCAAGGATATCCTGTTTCTGTTTGTTTCCTGGATCCAGACAAGAAAGAAGAGGAGACAAAACCGCCTTGAGAGAAGTCAACCAGGGTGCTAACTTCGCTTCTATCTTCTCTGACGTTAGCAAGTGCCTTGACCGTAGGACCACCGAACTCTCTGATTCGGAAGTTGTTATCAGGTTCAATACCGACCGACCGAATGAAAGTTTTAACAGAGTGGATCGTTCCCTTGGACTTCAACACGTCTTGGATGTTGAGTAAGATCCTTCTCCAGATTTGATTTTGGATATATTGAAGCGAGTAAGAGCTCGTGCTGATCTGGTTATCCAGGTTCTCGGCATTGATGAACTGAGCCACACTCGATCCCGTGAACAACGGCGGAAGTGTGATTCCAAACCTTTGTGCAAACAGGTGTAGGAACACATCTGGGATTGTGTCAGTAGAGTCATAGTCCAGGTGGATCATGTTTCCAAAAGCCTGGGTGTAGAGCTTGACTTCATCGAAGAACTTGGCCCATGTGTACAAGAGCATCAGGATGACTTGAGTGTCCCCTAGCTGTGCTGTATCCCCTGTAGTACCATTGGCAACCAGAGCATCTACGATTGTTCCTTCTTCTGTGCTCAGTCCGTCCTGGTCTTGTCCTTGCAAGAGATAGTGCTTTGGGATCAATCTATCAATACGGTTAGGGTTGACACGATCAAACTCCTCAGCTTCATCAAGAAACATCTGGTTCAGTTCCTCAATGTCAGGATGCAACGGAAACAGCACTGGATTGTCACCAAGAATCTCATAGGTCATTGGACTTGGACCAGCAACCGAAGCCGTTGGAATGTTCCTGATGTTCTTTGCAACAGCCCAAGAAGACAAGGTGCCATGCAACGAGTTTCCGGAGTGATCGAGAACGATTGGCGTTTGTGATCCAGAAGCTTCGTTGAACTTGTAGTATAACTTCAGTCCGTCTTGAGCAAAGACGGACTTCTGTCTGTACTCATCACGTTGTTCTTGGGTTCTGATGGTGTGCCAGATTCTCAGTTCATCCAAAGCGCCGCTGAAAGTTGTTCCGGGTGTAATAACAGGAATAGCTGATCCAGATCCGACAATCAGATCCGCTGCATCCATGTTCATAGTTCCAAACTCAATCTGACTTGAACTTGCAACCCAAGCGCCATCCAAATAAGCATTGATCTTGTGAACACCTGGGGAGCGATCCCAAACAAACGCTGCATGATGCCATGTTTGTTTAGTATAAGGAACAGAAGCACTGATCACGTAACTACCAGAGAAACCAGCAAATGTAATGGTTCCTTGAGTTGGTGTCAGGTTCAGGTCTTGTATCACGGCAAACCCGTGGGTGCCACTAACAGCCGAGTTGGCAACTTTGCTCAAAATAAAAGAGCTAGAGTTGAACGTTCCAGGAACATAGAACTGAAACTCAACCGTCATTGAGCTCAACCCAGGATTCAGGATTGACTGACCTGTCAGATTCCTTGAAACACCTGGATATGCGACTCCTGCAACATCTTTAGCCACCACATAGGTGCCACTCAACCCTGGTTCTGTACCACGGGTTCCAGACAGAAACAGATAGCCCTTGTTCTTCGGAAACTGATCGTAAACGTACTTCTCGAACCCAGACAGGCTGTCGATGAACACCTCAAACTCTGTTCGTGTTCCATCGAATGGAAACTGATCAAAGATCCTTCGGAAAGCCACGTTGGTTTTGACATGAGCACTGTTGAAGAATGTGTGGTTTTCAAACCTTGACCAGTCTATGTTCAACTGTTGAGTTGATTTCAGGCCATCACCAGCAAGGTTGTAACGGAACGAGCTTGAGTTATCCAGTGCCGTAGATGAGAGAGATTCAAAGTCAACTCTTTGAAACGAGCTACCAGCAAGATCATTCTGTTGTATCTGACGAACCACCGAAGGCGTGAACAACAATGGTCGGTTTTGTCTCAGGTTTCTAACATCTGGCATTATGGCACCACCTTGAACCTGAATCCTTCGTTCTTGATCAGATAGTCTCTTCCGTGTTCATTGATCAAAAACTCAAGCTCGTAAACTGTTTGTTGATCCAGATCAGACATGTACATATCAAACCACATAGTTGTTCCGTCAGATGAAAGTTTGGTGTAAGTTCTGTCAAAAGGAATGACAACCGTTCTTGAGAAAGCATTCACAAGCCTCCAAGATATGTTGTTCATGATCAAAGACTTTGTTGGTTGTGGTAGATGGAACGCTGGAAGTTCCGTGTTTCTGTCTTGGATGAACACTTTGAACCTGACAGTTTGGTCCTTTGAATACTCTGTTTTTAGGTTTGTAACATTGATAACAAAGTTTCGTTCGGCACTGACTTGATCCCTTGATCCAGGAACAGTGAAAGTCAAGTAAGCTCCAGAACTATAAAGAACCGTGTCATCCAAGCTTGTCCAGTAACTCTGAAACACAGCCACTCTGTCAGAACCAAGGAATGAAGCAAGGCTAGCTGTACCGGCTGGGTTGAGGTTCACCAGGGCTTCGTAATATCCCGTTAGTGGAACATTACCAGTAGAGGAGAGAGAAGCAGAGAAGCTTTCAGAGAAGTAAGACCAACTCTGGGTTGTGTAGGTCACAGAAGCAGAGAAGTTCTGCTGCCATGAAGAAGTGGTAATGTTGATGCTTTTCGATGCAATCAAAACAAGTTTCAATGAATTGGAACCCGTTATCTCCGAAGTGCCTGAAACAAAGTTTGCATACTGACCTCGAACCGAGTTGTAGGTTCTGATCGTGTTTGATTGACCAAACAACGCTTGATTTCCATCATCTTGAATGCTATCTGCAAATTTAACGATTAGTTTTGGATGGAGCAGCGAGTTCATCGTGTGTCTGCTTCCAAACCGCTTCACAAAGTAGCTGTTTTCGTCTTGTTCAAGGGAGCTGCTGTAAGACAGTCTCCAACCTTGATCCGGAATCAACCCAACCAAAGTGGCACTCACCAAGGTTGTAACATCCATCATCAGGTTCTCATCACCACGCAGAAACGTCTGTTGAACTTCGTATCCAGACAGGTAATCCGTACCAACCCCACCAGCACCCGTAACAGCCCATACAGAGGGCGTTCCCGAGGCGACCGAAGCGGTAACCCAATTCGCTGTGTCGAGGTCTCTAAAGGCCACCACATCGCTTCCACGACCCTCATCCCAGGACTTGGACAGAGGCACAAGAGACAGAGTGAAGTTGGAAGGTGTTGTCTGTCCTCCATAGACATCAACCATAGAGAGATAACACTTGAACGAACTGTTAGTGAAATCAAGAATCGTGCCAGTCAGAGCTTGAACTGTGCTGATGTCAGGATGGATAAGAATCCTGGACTTCTCAACAACGGGTGTGCTTCCTGAAACGATCTGTGTCCAGAGTTTGAACAAGTCCAAGGTTCCAGCTTGACCAACGTTGGAGGTTATTGAACCTGATCCAGCGATGATCTTGTCTGTGATATAGGTGTCTTTGAGGATATCCAGGATTCTGTACATGACTAGGTGTAAGTAGGAAAAAATATTTCTTGCAATTGTGTTCTTTGGGTGTTATGTTCTCCTCATGACAGACCTTCACCTCGGCTTCTACATGGATCACGACACCCTGAAATGGCATCAGTTCGATCCTACTCCTGGCGGGTCGGATATGGATGAGGTAAATGCAGAAGGTTGGAACTACATGGTGGTTCACTTCTGGGATATCCAGACTGCATCCAGTCATCATTCCTACACGATCAATGTTGGAAATATCAGTCCTACTGATTATGAAGCTGGCATGAACAAGCTAAAGGCTTTTATCACTGCCATTGGGTAGTCTTCTGGAAAACGTCATTTTCTTTCTGAATGCTGGGTCAGCCCAGAGTTTCTTTCGGGATTCACGCATTCGTTCTATTGTTTCTGGACTCTTTTTTCGTCCACTCATAGCATCACTGATTTTCTTCCGTGTCTCATCGGTTTGTTCATGACCAGATGCTTCTATCATATGTTGACGATACTCTGAGTCCTGCCACAACTCTTTCATGTTCTGGCTGTTCTTCTCGCCTATCTTCCGCCTTGTGGATTCACTACATTCATGTCCCATTCGAGATTGGGATATCTTGGTTCTTGTCGCAGCACTGCATTCTTGTAGTGCCCTAACAGCTTTGATTTTTTCAATAGTTTCTGGTGTGTGTTTGCGACCCCAAGTTGGACTGTTTTCACCGGATCGTGAAGTGGCCAACATTCTTTCACGAAACATAGGGTTAGCCCACATTTCCTTGCTCTTTGCACTTTTCTTTTTTCGAGTTTCTTCCGGATTTTTGGATGGGCATCCTTCCCGAGAAACTGCTTTCAAGGTCAGGTTGTAACATTGTTTGCCTCCATCAAACCATTGAACGATGAGTTCTTCTTCTCGCTTGTTTCGTTCTTCTTTGGTCGAGTTTTCCATCACCTCAAGAACGTGAAACTCAAGGAAATCATCATGACCAAGCTCTTCTCGACATTTGTTGAAGTCTGATTGAAGGAATTGGTTCTGGTGTTTGTTATTCAACAAAGAACGTTTGTGCCCATTCCAACGAGCTTTGAACTCTTTTGCTTGACCAACATAGATTCTGTTGGTTTGAGCGTTGACGATTTTGTAAATCCCAGATTTTAGAGAGTGTTGTTCATAGGCAAATTTCACACAAACAAGTATGAATCGGAGGGGACGTTTTGTGTCATATTACTGATCCCACAAGATCATTATCCTTGAATCTGACTTCAAAGATCGATCCTGGGGGTCCGATCACCAGACCACGGTTGGTGTTGCTTGTTGGATCGAACTGAACATCACTATAAACTCTGGTGCCTACTGTTCCTGTGATGTTTCTGATGTTCAAGGTTTGTAGTGTTAGAACACCTGTGTTGTTATAGACGATGTTCCTGATGTCATCTAGGACAATTGGCTGATCAATCTCAAAGAACTTGATGTTGAAGTATTGCCTGAGTCTTGCTAAAACATTGTTCAGAACCAGAGCTCGGTTATAGGTTGGATCAACCACGATCACGAACTCAACCTGCAAGTTGATCACTTGGGCATCAAGAACGTCGATTGCATCCGAGATCATCCGATAAGAATTCAGGTACTTCGCCAAGTTCTTCTTCAAAGAGTCAGGTGACACAATCAGAGAACCAGAACTATTCCTGGAGATGATGTAGAGCAAACTGGACAGAGGGTTGTTTGGGTTTGCTCTGATCGAAGCCCTGAACACTCTTCCAAAGTTTGCTGGCATCGTGTAAACACGAGCAAGAAGGTCTTCTTTGGTAACAATCCTTGACTGAGCAGCTCTTGCACCACCAACCCTGAGCTTCAACTCATCCAGGTTTGGAGCATCCTCACCACCCGAAGCTTCTCTGTCATTTCTAACAGCAAGGCTCTGACGAACCCTTGCTGCAACGGTTGCTGATGGAGACCTTGGAAACCCAATGATCAGGTTGATCACGTTTGAGATGGATCCAGCACCAATGTTGTGGCTTAGTCCACCACCATAACGATAATCAATCGTCAGAGAGGTGTTGGAACCAACAACGCCCAAGGTTGTGGTTTGCAACAGGTTGTTGGGATTCAAAGTGAACCTGGAGAATGTTTGTTTTCCATAAAGAGGAAGAGCAAACTGAGATGGATCAGGAACAATGTCGTTGTCCAGGCTTTCCGCATTACCACCACCAAATGTTAGGGTAGTCAGTCTTGTGTCGATTGCCATCTCACGAAGGAAGCGGTAAGGACATGGAACGATCTGTAGGTTGTCCTGAACCAACTCATTGTCTTCGTTGGTGTTGATCAGAGCTTTGTAGATGGTGTCTTGAGCAAGATATCCAACCTCATAGTAAACGTTTCCAAGAGCATCTCTGACCGATACCACCTGAGTGACGTTCTCTTGTGCAAGCGTGATCTTCTTGAAAGCTTCAAAAGAGCCAAGGGTGAAACTCTCGGTTGCTCTGAAACCCGAGATGCACACCTCTGTCCGCTCAAGAACAAAGCTTGTCACTTGGTTATCAGAGTCTCTGGAGGCTATCCTGACTGTGGCCAACAGTGTTCCTGTGTTGTCAGTGTCCGCAAAGTCAATGTCGTTTGTTAGTTCAAACTGGATCCCGTTCTGTGCCTGAACCCTGGTTCCAGCATAAAGAATGGGCATCGCAATAGTCAAAGGAATTGCTGGAGATTTTGATGTGTCGGCTGGAACCTCAACAGAGAATACCACGTCAACAACAGATGGAGAAGCCCCGACAATCTCCACACCCGCAGATTTGATGTGAGCCTGGATGTTTCTTGCTTCAACAGCGGTCTCCGGACTCAGTTCGTGGAACTGATGATCCAGATAGAAAGACTGAACATCTCCAACATATGCAGCCAACTCCAGGAACAAACCACCAAGGGATGTTTCAGAAAAATCCTTGATACGATCAGGAAAGTGAACTCTTGCATAATCATAGAGGTCACCACGAAAAGACTCGAACTCTTTGTTAAGGTACTTGCGTTGCTTGACTATTTTTAGAAGTTGGTTGCGGCTGTCTACTGGCATGGTTCACCTTAAATAACAAAGAGCAAAACTTCCAAAGCTCGTTCGTTCACACCTAGTTGTGGAACACTATAGACAAGTAGGACCACGATCTTTCCAGTAAACCTATTGTCAATGAACTCGGGTCGTGAGTCAAAACCGACCAAGGTGATGAATGGCATCCACTTTGCCACTGCTGTGTTGATCCGTATCATGGCTTCACCATCAAAGTCCTCTTT